ATGATACATTACATGTACAAGCTGTTAAGTTAATGGATGGTGATAACTACTTTGATTTTACTAATCCTTTTCAGGAATTAGCATTTGCATGGTTAAGAGTTCATCCAACAATTGCCTCTAGCTATCAGGCTTGGGAGCGTGGTGAAGTTCCTGCAGATACACAATTTTACGTTGCTGATGATGAAATTGAAAATGCAGTGATATTCAAAAAGAAACAATTGATCAACAAGGCTATTGTCAAGTTTGATGGAATGACTCCAGAGAAGAAACGCAAGGTAGCAAGATTGTTAGGATTACCTGTTACAGAAGATACTAAAGAAGACTCTGTATACAATCAGGTAGATAACCTATTAAAACAAACAGAATTCAAAAATGGTAAACATGCTGGTTTAAACCCTGTAGAGGTGTTCGGCAGATTTGCAGATATGAAGGAAAACTTACTCCATATTAAAGACTTGGTTAAGCAAGCTATTGCTCACTCAGTATATCGTTTAAAACCTAGTGGTAAGGTGTACGAAGGTGAATTTGAGATTGCAAAAGATGAAGATGATTTAGTTAAATTCCTGGCTGATGATGATAACCAAGACGAATTATTAACTTTAGAAGGAAAATTAAAAACTAAAAAAATAGCTTCTGTATGATACCTGTAGATAGTTTATTATATAAAATTGACCAGAAACTAAATAAACTATCAACTAACGAACATCAACAAATTAACTTAGAAGATAAAATCTTAGCTTTGAATGAAGCTCAGATCAAGTTGATTAAACAGAAGGTTGACGGTCAAAACACAGTTTCTGGTTTAGGTCTAGATGCTTTTAAAAAGCGTTATGAAGACCTACAAAGTTTGGTGGTAAATTATAACCATCAACCCTTAGATTTAACATTGCTAAATGCTGAGTTAAATCAATGGAAAGCAAACATACACTTACTCACTCCAAAATACATGTTCTATATAGATAGTTATGTACTTGCAGATAAGGGTAGATGTACAGATAGAAAAATATGGATTAATAGAGACTTGGCTAAGCATGGCGATTTGCAATTTTGCTTAACTAACACTCATTATAGACCATCATTTGAATATCAAGAAACGTTTAATTCTATATCTTCTGATGAGATTTCTGTATTTACTGATGGTACATTTACACCTAAGCAAATATATGTATCGTACATGAGATACCCAGTGTACATTAATAAAACTGGATATGTTATGTTAGACGGACAAGACTCTTATGATGCTGATTGTGAACTAGAAACATACCTAGAAGATGAGTTGTTAGACTTAACAGTTCAAAACCTAGCGATGTATACAGAGAATCAATCTGCAGTTCAAAATGCCCAGTTTAGAATTCAAACAAACGAATAGTTATTTTCACAATTTAAATAAAATAAAATGGCTGATTTTTCATTAACTACCCTCTTCGTAGTTCCAGTAGGAAACACTCTACCTAGCTCTGGTTCTACGCAAAACTTGACCGCAGGTCAGTTTGGTATCTTTAGAAGTGATTACTCTGTAGCTACTGCAGGTAACATTACTGCTAAACCGTACTTCTATTTAGCTCAAGGTAGAGTTAACACTTATTTACAAGGATCTAAGCGTTCAGACAAAATTTCTGGATGTCCTACAGGTTCTTCTTGCAAATCTAACGTAACAGAATGGTACAAGGTGACTGGTAACCCAGTTGCTGCTAACCAAGTAACTGAGATTGGTAACTTCAACGTTAAACCAGGTGAGGTTGTAACATTCACATTACGTGCTCATTCTTCTTACATTGACACATTGTATTTCAACGGTTTCACCCGTTCTATTACAGTTGTTGCTCCTTGTTTAGAGTGTGGTGGCGATCCTTGTGCAGATGTTGATGTTCCTGCTTTCATTGATCAAGCTATCTTAAAGTTTGAACAAGCTGCTCCAGGTGACAACCCTGACAACATTAGCTTCAACACATTCTATCAATTCCAAAGAATTGGTAACGATGCTAGTGCTAAGTTAGTTATCTCTGGTAAACCATTAACTAAGTATGGTCAACCATGTGATGTGGCTGCATTCCCTTGGGAATACGATCGTATGTACTTCCGTACATTCGTGTATTCTGGTCCTGCAACTACTGCTGACTTCATCGTTGCTGACAATTGTAACATTGTTGCTGAGGCTGTAGTTACTCAACGTGCTTCTTATGTATCTGGTACTTCAGATGAGATTAAGCAATTAGAGAAAAACTTCTATAGCTACCAAGCTGGTTACCTTAAGCATTTGTACAGAATGGTTGGTTACAACGAGAACTTTGAGTCTTGGGTAACTGATGGTACTACTTATGACACTTATTACATTAAGTTTAATGAGTATAACAAGTCTGAGTATCAGTGGGGCGATTATATCCATGAAGATAGTACAGTTATTCTTGCTATCCCTAGTGGTGCAACTGCTGCAATCGAGGCAATTTTAGTAGCTGGTTTAGGTGCTGTTACCAATGAGAGCGGTCCTGTAACAAGTACAACTTCAACAACAACTACTGTTTGGCCTAGTACTTCAACAACAACTACTTTGATTCCTTAATAGAATAAAAGTAGAATCATATAACCTATGCCAGAGGGTGAGAGGATATTTCTCAAGTCCTCTGGCATATTTATTTTAAAGACATGACCTTAGATATACTAGTAATACCAACTTATAATACATTAACACTAGGTGTGGCTGATGCATCAACTTATGATACAGATCCTCCTGTTGTTTCTTCTCCAACTATTGAAATAACAATGCCTGGATTTGATCCTGTATTTCTACCGTTTAATGTTAATGACTTTAATATATTTAACTCAGCATCATTAGGACTTAGTGTTGTAGGAGCTCCTTTAATTGCTCTACCTGATGGAATCTATACATTAACATACTCTGTTGCTCCTGCATATCTGAACTATGTTACTAAAACCATTATTCGTGTTGAGCAATTACAAGAGAAATTTGACAATGCTTTCATGAAGCTTGATATGATGGAATGTGATCTTGCTATTAAGACACAAGCTAAGGTGGATTTAAATAGTGTATACTACATGATTCAGGGTGCTATTGCTGCAGCTAATAACTGTGCTGTAGACACTTCTAACAAACTGTATATACAAGCAAACAAAATGCTTAACAACTTTATTAGAACCAATTGTGGTTGTTCAGGAAATAACTACATAATTAACTTCCAATAACATGGCAAACTGTAGAGACTGTGGCGTCAAAGTAGGATGTGGATGTCAATTAATTAATGGCTTATGTTCAGCATGTAATTATAAGCTGAAGCAAGCAACTCAAAGAATAAAAAATGTTATCACCAAGGCTTACAAACTGTATTGATTGTACAACTATACCTGTACTATTAACTGATATTGATTGCAAGTTAACAGACTTGGCAAATAATCAATATAATAATATCGTATTCTCTTTAAACTATCCTGTGCCAGGAGTTGTAATTGGTGACTTACTAAACTATAAAAGGATCTTAACTTACAAGTTCTGTAACCCTGACTATGCTAGTCAATTTACCGTAAAGATGATAGCGAGTAAAGTAAAAATCTTAATTCATAAATAATTTATAAAATGTCTTGTACAAATTGTTATAACGGTTGTGTAGAGATTGTTTCTGATAAATGTGTTAGATATACAGGAGATTCTATTCCTTCTTTAGAAATAGAAACTGGTGATAACCTTCTTGTTGTAGAGCAAGCTCTTATTAATAAAGTGATTAGTTTCTTAGATGGAACAGGGATTTCTATCACTATAGATCCAGATGATTATTGTGAGCTAGTTACAAAGTATCTTTCTCCTTGTTATCCTACGTGTGGAACTCCTTCTGCTTTAGAGTTATTTACAGCTTTAGTAAAAGCTGCGTGTGATTTACAGGTACAAGTTGATGCTGTAGAAGCTGATATTGCTGTATTAAATGCAAATTACACAATAGGTTGTCTTACAGGTGTAACAGCCTCTTCTGACACTCACGCTATTGTTCAAGCTGTTATTACAAAGCTTTGTCAACTAGGTGTAGACCTAGCTGCATTAGCTTTAGACTTAGATACTAACTATGTAAAGCTTGCTGATCTAAATGGTTTAATCCAAGCTTACTTAGATAGTCTTCTTCCTACTCAGTATAACACAAGAATGGTTCCTTACTCAGTTGTAGAATACTATGGTCCATTGAGCTACTTTGATATCACTGGAGCAGGAATTCTTGCTGATGGGTTTGATAAAATCTACCTATGTAATGGCTTAAATGGAACTCCTGATAAAAGAGGACGTGTTGGTGTAGGTGCTATTGTTGGTGTAGGTGGTGGAGCTCTAGATGCTGCTGTTAATCCTACCTTTGTTGGTAATCCTAACTATGCTCTTGGAGATGGTGGTGGTGCTAACAGTATAATATTAAACAGTACACAAATACCTGCACACTCACACTCTGCAACTGTTACTGATCCTGGTCACTTTACAGCGATTAAGACAGCTACATCAGTTCTAGCTGAGTGGGATTGGAATAGTACAAACGATGGTAACCCTATTACAAGAATAGAAAATGTTGCAGGTAATAGAGTGGGTACTGAGCAAGTAGCCACTACAACAACTAGAGCCTATACAGGTGTAAGTGTAACTAATGCTAATACAGGTGGTGGATTAAGTCATGCTAACATTCAGCCTGTACGTGCTTGTTATTACATCATGTATATTCCTTAATCGATTAAACTAAACTATAATGGCTTGCGTACCTGGTACCCCTTGCTTTGAGAATACAGTGAATGCCTATTATCCACAGCAATGTAATAATGGAGCATTCGCTGGTTATCCTATTCCTACATCAGCTGTTCAATATAATGGCCCAGATCTTCCTAACTCAGGAATTGATACAGGGGATATATTGACATTAGCTTTGCAGAAACTAGATAACGCACTTGAACCTATAGAACTAGTACAAACTCTTATTACTGTAATCAATCAGAACCCATCTTTAAAGGTGATGTTCTGTACATTGGTAAACTCTTGTTCTATTACTCCTACAACCTCTACAACATCTAGTTCTACATCAACTAGCACTAGTACATCTTCAACAACCACTACTGCAACTCCCACTACAACAACTACAACTACAACTCCTTAATAAACCATAATATGACAGTATTAATTACATTAACAACAGCAGGTTCTTCAACAGGACCATTTAGTCTATATTCAAATGCAGATTCATATTCTGTACCATTTGAAACAGGTGTATCAAAAGCTAGTTTATTAGCTGGTTATACATCTACATTAGTTCCAACTAGCACAACAATTATTCGTGTTATGTCTACAGGAACATGTACAAACTATACAGATATACCTATAGTGCCATGTACTACAACTACAACAACTAGTTCATCTACAACTACCACAACTACAACAGCTGCTCCTTGTCAACAGATATTCTTATATCCTTCTAATGCCACTGCATGTGCTCATTTAGGAAGCTTAACACAGTTTGATACTGATAATGCTTTAGCTCCTACAAGATTGTGGGTATTAGGTGATTGTGGAATAACTCCTGTAATTGGTGGTAACCAATGGTACTCTCAGGGTGCTGGTTCAGATAGCTATCAAGTAGATAATGGTGGATTCATTGTTGCTACAACAGCGTGTCCTTAACATAATCAAAAACCTTGTTTTGTTGGTTTTACAAGGTATCCCCTGGCCTTTCTAGGCTGGGGGTTTTTGTTTAAACTCTAATCAAATTGATTAATGTATATAATTAAATTGGTTAATTAAATTTTGTAAATGTCAAAATTAGTTCGTACCTTTACACTAATTTTAACTAAATTAAACTATGTATGTCTGAAAATCAATCATTGTTACAACAACTAGAAGAGATTTTACATTGGAAAAAGAGTAAACAATTCTATGCTGATAAGCTTGGAATTACAGAGTTTGAGGTGGATGAGTTATTAAAAGAATTAAGAAATCAAGAGAAGAGTGAGGAAGATGCTGAGGTTGGAAATTACATTGCTGAACTAGAGAATGTAATAGTTAAATTTACAGAGGACATTAGTAAAGGTGTTGGTGAGGTGGTAGCTAATTTTAGCGAAGAAGTTAAGAGCTTAGATGAACTTATTGAAAAGTGTCACATAGATACAGAGAAATGGGAAATAACTAAATATGTACAGAACTTCTGGGGGAATGGTGGAAATCCTCATTGGCAGGTTAAAGCCTGGCTAGCAAAGAAGTCTGCAGAGCAAGTGTTTCAAGATAGCTTTGTAGACTTTTTAGCTTCATATCAGCCTGTTAGTCAGGAAGTTATGAGTCCTAAGTTCTCTCCAGAGAAGCCAAATGGTATGCTAGTTATCAACAAACAAGACTCTCATTTAAACAAATGGGATGTAGATGGTGATAATGATGTAACAACTAGAATGGCTAAGATTATGTATAAGGTGGAAGTGATAGCTTCACAGGCTCAACTTTCAAACAACTTAGAAGAAATCACATACATTATTGGCTCTGATGAGTTTAATAGTGAATACACCAATGCAACTACAAAAGGAACCCCTCAACAGAATACACATACATATCACACTTCATTTGAGTATATATGTAACCATGAGGTGTTAATGATTACAATGTTATTACAATATGCTAAACATGTTAATGTAGTGTATGTAGCTGGTAATCACGATGAGTTTGTAGGATGGCATATGGTTAATTGGTTACAAACGTATTTTAGAAATACAGACAGACTTACAATTGATGACTCTCCTAAATATAGAAAGTATGTAAGTTATGGCAATTCAGCATTAATGTTCAATCATGGGGATGCGATTAAGCCAGCTAAACTTGCAGGACTGTTCCCAATAGAATATAGAGACCAATGGTCATTCCACCATAACTTCTATATATTCACAGGAGATAAGCACCATGAAGTGAGTCATGATTTTAACGGTATTAAATTTTACCAAATTCCAGCTTTCTCAAATGCTAAGAGCCTTTGGGATGATAAGAATGGTCACACAATGTCTAAAGGTGAGGTGACAGCATTCTTAATCGATCAAGCTGAGGGA